CTCATCATCATTAGGTTCTTCCTCTTCTTCTTCCTCTTCTTCTTCCTCTTCTTCTTCTTCTTCTGAATCCTCTTCGTCTCCGTCAAGAATATCTTCTAACCCGTTATCATCTTCCCCTGGAAGATCGTCTTGGTCATCTTCAGGTAGGTCTACTTCTAGCCCTGTCTCTGACTCATCGCCTCCTGAAAAAACATCGTCTATGGTGATGTCATCCAATGCGATCCCGTCGTTATCGTCTTCTGTAATCATATCTATTGGTTTTATTGTTAACAAAAATAAGGAATATATCTAGAACTTTTATAGATTTAAAGTCGTTTGGAAAATCCCTTAATATATAGCACTTTACTTCTTACTCTTTTTCTTCTTAAGTTTACCTCCAAACTTCTTTATCACTTTCTTCTTATCAATAAAGGTCCGATCAAACGCGTCTCTCCACGGCTCATCCCCATGCCAGCTTTTAGCTACTGACACACCTCTACCATCTGAACGAGGCGTAGTCTCATATTTATTTTTATCAAACTCTATCTTCTGCCCTTTAGATTCCAATTCTTCTAGGGTCTCTCTAATTGCACTTACATCAGCTTTAGAATTAAAGTCTGATACTGGACCCATTATAGATGACCTCCCTAATAGGTCGGAGTTTTTATTTATAAGAGAATGTATCTGATTCCGCGCATCCATCTTCAATGGGGTTGTTCTAGTCAGTATGGTTCCATCCCCTTTAGTTGGGTCCTTATAATGTTTAGCTATTTTAGCAAGAATATTTAAATTACGTCCTGGATCATAGGCTTCTACTCCGTCCCTTACTACGCTCCGATTCAGTCCTAATTTAGGGCCAGGATTTAAAAATTTTATTTTATCCCCGTTAGTTATGGAGGATGAGTCTACCCAAGGGATTTTAGTGGAAATAACCTCCCCTTGCTTTCCTACGTACTCCACTCTATTCTTATTAGCATCGTGATTTCTAATATATGCTGTCATATGGGATTTGTGTAGTTCTTCCGCTACCGCCCTTTCAAGTACAGATCCTGTGGATACCCCTTTGTCCGCAAAATTAGATGCAGGTAAAAAGGGTAGTGTAAACTTCTCTGCGCTTGTATGAGCTGATCCCTGGTTATGTTCAGTCAACCCCTTAAGTTCGCCGTGACCTTCCGTTCCTACATCTTTGAATCTCTTCCTGTATACGTCCGACAGTGTGATCATCTCTCTCTCTACAAACTCCCTTCTAGCTTCAGATCTGTCCGCCTCTATGCCTACATTTGTAGCATTAAATTCATCCCTTCGTATGCGGTATGCTTCAGCCTCTGGGGAAAATTCCCCGTATTTTCCTTCCTTTTTAGGTAACTTCTTGTATAGTCCATTTATTAAAGAGTAGGAATCATCTCGCCGTGTAGCTCCAAGCGCCCCCATTCTACCCTGCATTCCTTTATCTAGTTTACCGACGCCTTTGTCAACCTCCCTAATTCCCTCCTTAGTTGTTTTAGAGGGATCAACAATAACTCTCTCAGAAGCTTTGTTCATGCCTGTAAAGGTGTCATCCCCATATTCACTGTAGATGTATCTAACGCCTTTATTTCCCCCTTCAAGTCCGAACGCTGTAACACCCTCATTCAGGTCCTGATATGTTTTTCCAGTTGCTGGGTCTATCATGTTTACGTGTTTACCCATAGCCTCTAGAGCGTCCACTCTTTGGGCGGGAGTTAACTTGCTTAAGGCGGCCAAATCTGCACCCTGAAGGGTAGACATTTGTGAGATCAACCCTTCAGATCCTGCAAATCTATTACCCAACTGATCGGAATTCCCAGTGTATAGCCCCTCTCCAAACCTGTTTGAGCTTTCAGCTCCCATACTTTCAGCTTGCGTTTGACCAACTACCCCATCTTTGAATTTACCATACATGATCTCGTGCATATCATCGGTCTCATTAATAGGAGAACCAACCCCCTCTCTGTGCGCCATAGCTCCTCTTATACTTCTAGGGACTGTCCTCTGGAATTCATCTACTATCTTAGAGTCGTTTTTGTACTTATTTATTAGGTCTATACTTATATTACCTTTAGAAGTACCTGAAGCCACAGTAAGCTGACCATCCGCTACTAAGTGATTTATAAACTGATAGTTCTTTTGATAATATTCCTGTATATGGGCAACACTCTTAGCTTCTCCACCAGCTGTTATCTGTTTATGAAAGTCGGTTAGAGATATAGACTTACCTTTAGACGTATCCATGTCTTTCTGCATTTTCTTACCTTTAGGGGTAGACATGAAATCAGATACTTCTTTTTTAGCTCTAGCTGTAGCTCCTTCATTATACGTGTTAATAGCGTTAACCCTATCTTTAGCGTTGTTCATAGCCTGAAGTTCTAATTGCCCCCTCATTGTGGGGTTTATTAGATTCTCTGTTGTATATCTTAATTCCCCAGAAGCTGTGGTGGATCCATACCCGTCTGGGTATTTAATATTATGGTCAGACGTTTTAAGAATATCTTTATACACAGTATCCTTTATCTTTTCTGACGATTGAGAGAATGAAGGCTTGGTTTTTAATAAGGAGTTTGTTGTGTTTTTGTGTCCTATCTGAAGGTTTGAATTAAACCCATCGTGTACCTTAGGTAGCTTTGAGTTTTTAGCAGCTGTGTACGAAGCCTTAGCTTTTGTTGTAAAAGAATTAAAGGCGCTTTTAATAGCTTGGGCGTCCTTTACGGGTGAGAATGGCACATTCAGAACTTTACTAGCAGGGACCATAGCTAATGTATTTAAAGCTAAATTAGCTCCTGTAGCTAAACTGGGGGCCTCTGTAAATTCATTTATAAGGTTAGGAGTCTTAATTGCAGACTGAGCTCCAAGTATTAAAGCTCCTGGAGGAGTAAATCCTGCTACAGCCTTAAAGACAGGGTTATTAACTACCGCTGCGTGACCATCATTTAGGAATTTGTCTAATTTATTTTTACGTACCTCCTCAGCACTAATCGGTACATCTATATTGGATTCTAATCTAGATAACCCACCTGTAGTTTCATCGTACCCCCACTTTCCTGTATTTATCTGTTTGTTTATGTACTCGTCCTTACGTTGGTCGCCCGTAAAGCTCTTAGAATCCCCGTTAAGATCATCGTATGTTGTAAGCTTCTTCTTAGGTGGATCATGTTTTTTACCTCCGTGATTATATTTAGGTACTTGCCCTCCGTATTTTAATTTAGATGGGTCTACTGTGTTAAAAAGCCCTGCAGGCTCATCGTATTGCCAATATTTTAAATTTTTTGTAGACCTTGATCCTGGTTTTAAAACTCCAACACCAGCGGAGCCACGTGTACCTTTAAATGATGAAAGATTAACTTTATTAAGGTTAGGTATAAATCCTTGACTACCTTTTCTTGTTACCAAAAAAGATTTATCTTTTGGGACTGATCCACTAAACAAACTACCTTTTTTAAAGTTTGGAGAGTTTTGGTTTGATTTTGAAAGAGTAAAAGTTCCTTGATCTATTTGTCTTGTAAACTTACTTAAATCCTCTCCTCTACCAACAATCTTTTTACCTTTATCCCAGGTTTTTAAAGCCTCTTTTGATTTAGTTGCGTGAGTCCAAACATCTTTAGGAATATCACTTGTCTTTAATGTTTCACCGTACTTGTATTTAAAAGCTTTTTTAATAGCAGATAAGAACTCTTTTCCTTTTTTTATGGTTTTAGGTAAATTTTTAGCAACACTAATTATACTTCTTAAACTACCACTAGGCATAGGAGCAGTTCCACCCATCGCTTTAGGTCTGTCAAACTTAACTATGTTAGGGTTTTTATCAGTTAGAGTGATTTCATCCAGCATTCCAAAATCAATAGGGTCATCTCCTTCCTTCCACTCTTTCTTTTTAGGGTCTGTATCTACTTTAGTTTTTTTACCTCCCTTCTCTAACCTTCGAAGGATACCACCATTTCTATGCTGACCAGGCTGAATCCTAGAAGAGTTTTTAGATCCTGAAGTTTGATTCAACCCTACAAGTTGATTGTTTGGAGATACAAACTCCTGTTTAGGAGACTCTGTTTGTGGGATAGTTTGTGCTGCGGGGGGAGCTACTGGGGCCGGTTCAGGTGCTGTAGGTACTTGTTGTTGTGTTTCCTCTTGTCCTTGAACTGCTTCCTCAGTTTGTGCTTCCTCCTTGTTGATAGCCTCGTAAGCTGGGACATTTAACTGTCCAGCCATAGACTGTCTAATTATGTCTAGTTTACTTTGACTATCCAGCATAAATTATATTTTTTTACCTTTTTGTGATGCGTAGTATAAGATAGCTGAATCTCCTTCCGCTAATTCTACATCTTTTATAGCCCCCTCAATAACTACCCCTACTGGGTATGCCACTGCAAAGTTACCTCTTGAATTCCAAAATCTTAACCCTAAAGGAGTTACAAAGCTTGAAAACGCTCCACGTCCATCAGACTTTGGTAAGAACATAATACCCGAAAAAGGTTCCTCTCTTAAGTCATTATCTATTTGTTTTTCTCGCCTACTACCACCAGTAATTATTTGCATTCCGTTAAACCCTCTAGGAGTTAACTTTTCACGTATTTCTTGAAGATATTTCTCCGATTTAGTCTTTGCCATTATTGTTTAGATTTATTATTATTTTCTTTTTGTTTAGCTGCTGCCAACTTCTTGTCTTCATTCTTAGAAGAAGCTGATATTTTAGACGAATCGATAGTTTCGTTAGCCTTATTTGATCTAGATGTTTCTCCAGACTCTCTTTCTTTAAGCTCTACTTCTCTCTCTTTAAGATCCAACTCTCTATCTTTGTTGTCAGCATCATCAAGATTCTTATCTGAAGTAACTCCTGCAGAAATTTCAGCTACTTTAATTTTAACCTCTCTATCTTTTTCGTTATTCACGTTCTCATTCTCAACAATTTCCTTAGCTTGTTGCATTTGAGCCTGTTCCTGTTGTTGAGCCGCCTCTTGTTGAGCTTTCTCCAACTCTTGCATATTAGCTTCCGCTTTCTTTATATTAGATTTAATCTGAATAAAGCTTTTAGAATCTAACATCTCTAAAACAGCTGAAGTAGGCAGACCATTCTGAATCATAGCTTGACCTAACTGTTTTGCTGCTTCTATCTTTTCCTGCTCCTCTCCTGAGTCTGTTACCCATAAGCCATACTCTGATTCCATGTGTCCCATTGATTCTACGTCTAAAAAATCTGTAGTACCATCAGGCATAACAAATGAAGTTTTCTTACCCTTTATCCACGCCTCTTTAGAATAATCAAGTAAGGCTTGCATATCTCTTTGCTCCATACGATTAAACTTACGGAACAAATCTTCTGTGATATGTGAAGACTGAATTATAGCCTGCTGAGAGGTAGATTTACCTTCATATGCTCCAACCTGACCTTGACGTTGTCTATTGACCCCTGAGAGCTTCTCCCACTCCTCCATTACAGAGTTTAGTAGAACGATATACTGCTCAATGGTTTTAATAGACATGTCTAGCACTGATTGATGTTGAGGAGAAAGCTGAACACCCTCTTTATTATAATCAACCCAAGCAATACCTGTACCTTCTACGAAGTGCATAAATTTATCCATATCCCATTTCTTAGGGATCATATTAATATCAAACTGTGCAATAATTCCCTTAGAGCGAGCGATAGCGAGCTCAAGACGATACTTGTACACATTGTATGTTAACTGGTAAGGCATTCCTAATGATACAAGAGAAATGTTATCAGAATTAGTATCTGAATATCTTCTACCGTTAATTGGAAGCTTACATAGAGATGGATTGTCTAGTGACGTCCTTTGATTAGGCAACGGAGCAATGTCAATGAATAACCTGCCGTCGACTTTATGTCCACCCCACACTTCATTAACCCATAGCCATTCAATTCTAGCGCCAGCCTCTTTAAGTTCTGCCGGCATCTTGAATCCGTCTTCAACTTCCATTTCTTCCATCTCTCCCGTTTCTGGGTTTGGGAACGAAACGAAACCAATTCTTTTTCTGGATTTCCAGTATACTGTGATAAGTTCAATTAGTCTATTATTAAATTGATTTCCATTAGGACTAGTCGAGTTCATAGACATCCAAGGTATATGAGAATTACCCATACCATGAGGTTCCTCTAAGCTAAGCATTTCTTCATCTGATAATTCGTCATGAAAATAATCTACCAATGTAGATGCATGTACAAACTTTCTAACTATAGCCCAGTCTCCATCCTCAACAAACTCTAGATCAGGATCAAGATCATAATCTACATCCATAGGGTTAAGTATCTCATAGAAAGGATCATTTTGACGGACCCCTCTATGCGTGTATACCTCTCCAGAAACTAAATAGTGAAACCAAGCTTTGTCCAGTTTATCTTTAACCTCTTCTGTAGCCATGATGTAATTCATAGCATTCTGACCTACAATGGCTCTATTATCTACGTACGTATTATTGAATAAAGCTTCCACGTGCTCAGGAAGATCTACTTCTTTAGGGTCTATACCGGTATCAATACCTGCAGCGTTAGCCGCCTGAACGAAATGTTCCTTAAGGTTTCGTAATACTTTTTCGTTCTTAGCGTCTTCCTTTCTAGTTACAGCGTCAGCATTTAGAACACTAACGGTAAAATTTAAAGGTCTTTTAGCTTTTTCCCCTAGAAGTAAGTCAATGATTGGCTTAATAATAGGGAAGTTTCTTAAGGAAGAAGGAAAGTTTTTCCTGGCTTTTCCGTATGGCTTCAGTATAGAGTCATAATCAGACTCATCTACTACTCCATTATATAGATCGTAGTACTTAGCTAACTCATCTCGTCTAGTAGACATAGATGATGTATTGGTAGATAGATCTATATATCCGTCCACACACGCTTCGCGCCACTCTTTATTTTTCTTATTTATAGACAGCTTCTGTCTAGGTAGATTATCGTATCCCATAATTTAACAAAATTAATAAATTTATCCCTCCCGAGAGTAAATTATAAAAGAATCCATTATACTTTATAAATATGCCACTAATAGTTTTGGTCGAACCACTCATCATGGGCCCTATCCTCCAGAACATCCTTAACCTCAGCATTATAGAGCTCACGGGTGTGATACATACCTATCATGAAGGACATAACTCTATCAAAGTTTCCTTTATGATTGAACTTAATCAACTCCTGTAGCAATGCAAGATCAAAGATCTTGTGCAAATTTAGTGTTTTTTTCCCAGACTCATCGGTAGATCGAGGAGTATTTAGCCAGTCTCTGATATAAATTTCACCTTGACGCTTTCTAGCTTCAGTCATGTGCATACCAAACTGACGCTTAACCTTCTTAGATTGGAGGTTCTTTTTGTCTAGCATCTCAAACTCCTCTTGGAGTTTGTGTAACTTCCTGTGCCTCTTAGCATAAGGGATCACTTCCCCCCTGTCATTCTCGAAACCTATCTTACATCCGTAGTAATCCGCAAGCATAAACAAGTTCCGGTTGTAATCATCCGAAGTTTTAGGTCTACCCACATAACTAGCAACGATTAGATCGTCCGGAGAAGATATATTGTTTGGTCTCTTTATTACATACGCGGAACCTAAAGACGTAGAGTCTGCAGATTGATTCTGGCCATATGGATCATGACAGATTACATACATATTCACTGGTACTTGAAGACTTTCGTTTCTATAAGGAGCTTCGTATATAACTACACCCCCAGTATTGTCATCTTCTCGTCTATGCGGATACCTATTGATAGGTCTCACATCTCCGTCCATTCTAAACTTAACCTTACCCTCTATATCATAATGAAAAACACCCGCCGTACCAAGAGATTGCAATCCCTTAGCTTTCACGTAGTTATATTGTTCTTGTAGAGACGCGACATCAAATAGATTGGATGTAACCTGAAGTGTAGCTTCCTGTGGAGAGTTTGGATGTTCTGCAATATACTGATCCAAAGCTTTAGCGTCAGCTGCACCTTTCTTTCTATTACGCATCTCTGCTTCGTGCGCTATAGCCTCATCCCTTAAAGAGTTACCTTGATCATCAATAAACCCATCAAGGTTTGTGTGAATAGGAACAAAGTACCCACATCGAGTACCCATAGACCCTTCATCCCAGATATTCTCATAATCCATGCAGTCATAAGACGCTGGATTATAAAACACCTCTTCCATAGCTTCAAAGTTAGCTCCTTCTTCCCCACCTGTACCAAAAGCAACCATTAGCCCCAAAGTTTTAGAACCTTGACGCATCGTAGGCATAGTTACTTCCCATGCTTTAAGAAGTCCAGGGAACGAACCAGCTTCCTCAAAGAATACTAGTTCACCCGCTTTCCCTCTTACCTTGTCTGGGTTATCCTTTAACGAAACCCCCATTATTTGTGATTTGTGGCCCATCTCAATGTCCACACCATTTACTTTTTTCTTATACCCTGAATGCTTATGCATCTCTCTATCCCTAAGCCTAGGTTGAGTCCACGCTGTATGGTCATCTATAAAGGATAGGAACTCCCACACCTTAGATAAGATACCATCTCCAATAAGGTATTCCTTACTGTTAGCAAATACAAAGTTCTTTGAATTTCTTAATAGGAAGTAATTCCTAGCAAGCATAGATCCCGCCTTGTACGAGTATCCCTTACGACGCGCCTTTAGCACGATCATATGTCTATTCGTCTTCCTAGCTTCGTCTATCTCTGTGAAGTAGTCATGATCCCCATCATAAAATGCAGGGAAATTCCTTTCACGTTTGGATTGTGTTGTACCATCAGGCAGAACCTCATCTACTGCTCTATCAATAGGGCAATAATTGAGGTAGAAGTAATGAAACCCGGTAACCGCCAGTTCATCTTCAGTCCCTTCATCAGCTATATAGCCGTAGAGACTTCTCTTCTTTTCTCTGTCCCAATAGGTATAGTATTCTCTAGTACCTGGGAGCGCGTTAGTGTAGTAGCCGTTATTCTCAAAGTGAATAGCTGCTGCACGTACTTTGTTTGTATTTTTAAAGATCCTCAACGCCCCATTTCCATTTCATTAGTTCCTCACACTTCTCATACTCTTCTAGCTCCGAGAAATGTTCTATAACCATATCAATTGTAGACGGATCTCTACCGTCACTCACTTCTGGATTAAATGGTAAGTTATAAGTAGCTATAAGCCCTCCTTCCATGTCTTCCAGTAAGTCATCTAGGGTAGTTTTACCCGTAATAAAGTCAAAGGCATTAGCCATAGCTTTATTGTATTCATCTAAATCTTCTATAAAGTCCATTACATACTGTATTTATTTACCTCAACGCCTCCTCTGTTAGGATTGTTAGTTTGCTCTTCTTTCTTAACTATATCTTCTAGCTTAGATAAGCCTTCCACTACTTTACCCATCTTTTCTAAATTCCCTATAAGATCTTTAGCTGTATAGATAGGTTTACCCCTGTCATCCAGGTCTGTGAGGTCTATTGTTCTCAAATACTTCTCAAGCTTAACTACAGAATCTGTAGCAGCTTTAAGAAGCCTAACTGCAGAAGTTTCTATAAGAATCTCATACTTTCTACACGCTTCAGCCACCTTAATGGATGGACTCCAATTCTTCCCCCCATATATACTCTCCTTTACTTCGATCTCTCTTTGAGACCACTCGTACACGGCGAAAGGGGATCTATGGTCTACCATGAAGTAGACGTATCCGAGTTCAGTGGCTTTTAATCCCTGAAACTCCAATATAGTTAAGGCGTATGCACTAGGTATAGCCTTTCCATCTACTATGTGTATTAAATCATCTCTTAGACTCATCTGTTATTCTATTCATGTGTTTAATTCTCTCTTTCTTAGCTGAGAACTTGCCAAAGTACGGTAACCTTACGGCCTCAAACTTTCCTAGCTTCATTACCTTGGCTACAAACTTGAATTGAAAAGATACTATCTCCTCTACCCTACTAATAGGTAAGTCATACTTATTAGCTAAAGCGTATATCAGCTCGTCCCTAGTCTTCACTACTTTTTGGCTTTGGAGTCTTAAGATCCGTTAGGTCTTGTTTTTCCCACTTCTTCTCAGGGCAGGTAGTAGTCTTCCATTTAGCTTTATGCTCAACTAGGCATCCACACTTACCACACCTCATCATATTCTTCAACAAGTGAGGGCACATATTGCAAGTAAGAAGCCTTTTCTTATAATCTTCCTCTGAGCAGTTTGGAGCACCAGCCTTTACATAGTCCTTAAGATCTTTCCCAAAGGATTTCATCATCTTAAAAACATTTGGAGCTTTAGCCTGAGCTACGTCAGGGTTTTTAGACCTTCTTTCTGCATTCAACGCATCTAAATCTCGTTTAGCTTTAGCTGCTGCATCCAATTGATCCTCTGGTTTACCAGGCTTTAAATTTTGTCCTCCCTTAGATAAAGGGTTCTTCCCATTCTTCATAATACTCTATTTCTATTCTTATTAATTCCCCTTTAGGGTCTTGCACAATCATCACTTCATGTGTGCCCATATTATGGAAGGATATTACTACGTCTGCTTCAATGTGCATAATTTATTAAGATTTCCACGCTGGAAGTCTCAGGATCCAATAACTTATTCAATGCGTAGTTACCAGACTTCTTAAGTATAACACCTTTATCCTTAAACCTCTTAACGTAATTGTTAAGTGTGTTGTAATCTTTTATCCCCACCCTCTCTGCTACTAGCTTCTTGATCTCAATGTTGCAAGCATTCTTTACTGGTAAAGACTGCTCTCTATTAACATCTACTAACGCTGCTAGTATCTTAAGTTCCTTAGGTGTAAGATTAAATAGACCATTCCACAGCCTAAGATACTTATAAGTTGTGTTAATATTAACTGTTATTCTCTTTTTCTTCATAATTCATCTTCTTCTGGCATGTCAACCGTTAACCTTATGTAATAACCGGTCCCTGTAAGACCGATCTCTGTACTGAAGTCAGTTATCTTACCGACCTCCTCCATGTCAAGCATCTTACCCTCTATGTTTAGTAAAGATGTTATCCATTCAGTAAGGCATTCTACTTCGACGCTGCTAGTTATCACAACTTACCTATTACCTGGTGTTCTCCAATCAACAAACAGGCCTTACCTTCAAGATCCATTCTGATAGCTTCAGTTCTAGGATCAATCACAGCTGTATCCCCTACTTCAAGGAATTGACAATGTGGTCCTGCTGCTAGTACCTTTAAAATGTTTGTTTCGTTTGCTCTACGAGTAGTCTCGTCCAGTATAATTCCTGAGTCTGTTGTGTCTGATGTTGGGTCAGGTAGAACTACCCATGCCCCGCTTGGTTTGAAATTCATAGTCTTGTTTTATTGGTTATAGTACAAATATATAAAAGAATTCTCTATAAAACAATTCTTTTAAAAAACTTTATCAAACGCTAGCCTTCTATTCCTCGATTTCCTACCTTTGTATATATAAAATAATAAGAACATTCAATACTTAATGTTATGGGATAAAAGTGGCAAAAGGAGGCATCCTTGTGGTAACAATAGTTATACTATTGAGCATGATATGCGCTATACATGGCTGGGGTTTGTTTGTTACTCCAATATCTTTACTAGGGGTACACCCTATAACAAGAACATCTTTTACATACTTCATTACGCTCCAGACGTTGATACTAGGGGCTCTGTATAATAGAAGAAACGCTAAACCAATACTAGTGTTCGTTGGGTTAGCGTCACTTGTACTTGTGGCTATATACGACATGAGTGAGCATACGAATTACCATAACTTCTTTGCAGCTATGTTCTTTATATGTCAACCCATAATATTCTTCTTGGAGTATAAGGAAAAAAAAGACCCTTACGAGTTAGCGAAGGGTTCAATACTATTATTCCTAATAGTTTTATTCTTAGCTGGAATAATCCCTATCCCAATCTTCGAATTCTTATCTTATATCTGTCTGATTCTTTTCCTGTAAAAGATGTGTCCCCTAAAGAGACCTCTCCCCCTTGGAAAACTCTTTTCAATCTGGACTTCTTCTTAGCAGTGCTCCGTTTGACGGGACCCAAGGATAATAAAACTGGTGTTAATTCACCGCACTTACCTGTGTGCATTCTATCCTAACTAAACATTATACCAGATCTTTTTGAAGCTATTGGAGAAAACTCTACTCCCTATTTGGGAGCTACAATCCAACTTCTAATCCCCTTTTTGGTTACCGAGGGATGATACTCTTACGAGTGCTTCGAATACAAATATACTAAATATTATTTAACTTCCACAATTCTCACAGTCTGGATTATTAATCTCACATGCTTTTGGTTGTTCTTTACTTTCTAAATTGTCTAACCATGACTCCATATCGTTAGCCATAACACTTAAAGTTTCTACTTTAGTTTTACTTGTACATTTGCAGTTTCCACCGCATTTACATTCTTTCTTGTCTTCCATAATCTTATTTATTAGTGGTTAAAAAAGACCCCTTTGATAGAGAGGTCTTTAGTTTTTTCCGTTCCTGTCGTAATGGTGCAATAGTAAAACAAATATCAAGTGACACCTGCCCTGGCCTACCGTTCCTATAAAACTCCTAGGATAGCGAAATTCCTTGTCCTTACAAAGGTAAAAATTTTGAGGGAATTAAAAAATTTTTCGAGGTAAATTTGTGAACGTGTAGACCTATTAAAACAAAACCCCCCCTATGCTTTAGTGTTCCGATGGCCCCCAAGGGTTAAATTATAAATTTAATATCAAACCAAATGAATACATTTGTTTTAAGTTGCACTCTCCTCTATGGAGGAGTGAGCAAGAAGAATAGAGAGTGGGCTCTCTATTCAGTTGTCCTAGGTCAGAAGTCTGACAAAGGACTAAGATCGACGGTGTCGATCAGATCTTGGAGTAAGTATACTCCAGGATCAGTTGTTACTGGCCTTACAAAGAAGACCAGTGACAAAGGCGATGAGTCCTTCGAACTCACCTTAGGCGCTTCAACTAAAGAGTTGAAGGGCCTTGACAAGTATGATACCGAGTACTCGGCATCAGACTGTGCTACCTTAGACGTCTCAGACGTCTAGGGTTTTTTACAATTTGAGTGGATCACATCCGAATGTCTAGCGATAGACTTGGTGTGGTATGCTTGAGTGTGTGCTAAGTAGCATCCACACATATCATTTGGCAGTCATCGGACACTAAGTCCATTTGATTGCATAGAATACTATAACATTAACTTTAATACCAGCTTATGAAAAAATTACTGATTACCTTATTGGAGGACTCAATCAAAAACAATGAGACTCATACAACATCATCTATACTTGAATACTTCAAGAATGATTATTTAGAAGGAAGCGGAGATGAAGAATCCGCTCAAATTTATAATAAGAACATAACATAACCAGGACTAAATGCTCTTGGTTGTAAGTAAAGCATCTCGTAAATATAGAGAACCATCCTAAGGACAAGGGTTGAGATGTGGAGCTTACATAATACTAACTAAACTGTAGAAAATATGCGTAAAGCAAAACAACTAGGCTCTGGAATGTATGTACAAATGCAATTCAACGAGAAAGATCTAGTTAAAGGAGATAAATACTTTGACTGTGATTATGGAGATGTTACCTGGAATGGAAAAGAGTGGTGCAGTATGCAATTAACTCTTGTAGGAGAAGAACTACTACCTAGACTTAAAGCAATATGAAAGAGCTACAGCGAGCACTAATAAGTGCACAACAAGAACTCGAGTTATTACCAGAAGCATCAACATTCTGTAATGAAGATCAATACCAAGACAATTTAGAGTTGAGGTGGCATCGTCAAGAGTTAGAAGAGAATATAGTTAAGTACAAACTAGACATAGAATGGCTAAAAAACAACTAACTATGAAAAGAGAAACACTTAAAGAAATAGTGCAAGGAGTAGCATTTGTCTACTCTCTTGCTACTTTAGTATACATATCAATATATTTATTTCACAACTAAACTGTAAAAGATGAAAAACGAAGAGATTTACGAGGCAGTACAAACTATTGTAGATAGCCAAGAAATGAGAATGACGGTGTCACAACCTGAAGATGCTGTAACAACTATCAATCTATTAAGAGGGAATGTAAAAACCTTGATAGACATAGTATATACATCTCGATTAGAACTTAAAGAAGTACAAAGAATAGTAGAGATGTTGCAAAAGATGGAAAGAGCTAAGACTAGATTCATTGAAAGAGCAATTGATGATAAAATCAGAGGAGAGCATAAAGACATCATGTCTTATGATGCCAGAAACGACGATGCAATTCAAATATCAGCTGTAAAAGGCAAGATAGATTTGAATTCATTTAAACTTACCCAAGAATAGTGAGCCATACCTAAGCATGTATTCAAACTGCTTAATATAACAAGTAAATTAGGTATTGCAAGCTAGCTGCATGTAATTTGAAACAGTAAATCTGCCCCCTAATTTCTTGTTTCTTTTTATTTATTATTAAACCAAACAAAACCCATGAAGCACCTTATTTATCAAACGGAAACGTTTAAGATGAGTGTGGAGGTACAGGATGTACTTACACAATCAGAGAAAGACCTAATAACGGCAATGTTCCACTCATTAGTGGTAGAAACAGCACCTAAAAAGGCAAAAGTAAAACACGGAATGACTACGATTACAGTCAAGGATGTACAAAACCAAGTATTGATGACTATCATTGATAAAGGGTTGAAAGTATCATGCAAAAATGGAGACTGTCGAGTACCAAAGACAGTTGATGAAATTCCACCTAACTTGTTAAAGAAGTCATCAGACTCATACAAGAAGGCGAGAGCTAAACTATACTACAATCTTAAACTTAAATCATAGTGGAGAATCTAACTAGAAAAGAACGCAAAGAAGTACGTGTTGAAGAAGCGATAGCACGAGCTACATCAAGAGAAGCTTTCCTAAATAAAGAAGGGAGAGCTGGATATATTCAACTGCTTCAACACCTTAACACTAAGTTCCCTAGTGGAGCTGTTAAGGAGAAGAAGAAGTTGAATAAAATAATCAACTCTATAAAGGACTAACTATGCAAGACGGGATAGAACAATATCAACAACTGCGGTTAGAAGTTATGGATAAAGCCATAAAGCAACTTAGAATAGATAACAAATTGTATGCGATGATGTTATTTCAGGTAAATATGTTACCCGAAGATGATGATCATTATGAGATGTTTGTAGAAATGGAAGCTGCAGAGTATAAAAGAGATCAAGACACTCGAGATGAGTTCTATAAAGATCTAACTGAAGGAGATCCAGAAGAATAAGAGAAGGTATGGGAGTTCCCTACTAAGACATCTAGCGCACCTTCTTATTATTACTCTTGTCCAATTAGTGGGACAGGTATTACCGTTTGCTTGGTCTAGACGAGTACCGTCAGTGTAACAGCATAGCCCTTAAGGTTAATTAAAGTTAGATATGACTCTAACAGCCGCGATATATTACATCAAGGATCACAACCTTGCAAGAGTTTTATTTATTAAATTAACTTTCTCGTGATATTAGGCTAGCAGACGTCCGGCGCGGCGTGTCTAGATAATATCAGTACAAATGCTAAGTGCAAGAATCATAACACGGTTGATCTCGTGAAATGACTTGATAGAGAGATTTATTTAATCACTGTCTAATCTGCCCTTGTGGTGAAGTGGACCTTGGCGTGCAAGTCGTAGGTGATTATTACTAACATTAAAGACACTAAAAACACAAAATCATGGAAATAAGTAATCTAAACTACTTCGTTGAACGAATAGTAGACCTATCTTCAA